TTTGGCAATATCTTTCAGAATCGAAGCAGCCATTTCTTTGAAGTTAGCCTTGCCAGTAGTAATCATTTCGATAAGGCCGTCAGTCACGCTGCCGATTGCACCTAAGGCAACACCTGCAAGCTTTGGACCGACATTTATCATGTCATCTAAGCCTTTGGTGAATGTCTCTTTGAAGTCTTCGAATTCACTTTTCTCATTGTCGTAATTGCCATCTGCCGTTGCACCTTCCCCGTCAACGCCTTCCGCCTCTTTCTTGGCTTTTCTGAGTCTGTCCAGGGCCTCAATCTCTGCTTCAGTGGCGTCTTTTTGAGCAACCTTTGCCTCAAGTACAGCGATATAAATGTCAAGTATTTCGATGGTCTTTTTCTTTTCTTTTTCAATAGCGATAATCGCTTTGGCACGCTCAGGGCCAATGCCCTTGGCGAGAAGTTCTTTAGTGCGTTCCTCAACGCTCACCTTGTCTTTGACTGCCTGAACGGCATCCTGCAACGGCTTCAGCGCGTTCTCGCTGATCTGCTTGACGCGCTCTTGCAGCAATGCCGCCTGCTCTTGTACTTGAAGTTCTTGTGCTGCAGCAGTTGCACGATCCAGCTCTTCTGTCGTCCCTCCTTCCTTGAGTTTTGCAATTCTGTCCTGCAGTTCAGCACGCTTGTTCTCTTGCTGTACAAGGAATTTGCCTAATTCATTTTCTTGCCTTGCGACAGCAAGACGCCGAACCATGCTGGCTTCTAGTTCTTGAGCGCGTTTAATTCTTTCCGCAAGATCGTCTTTGCCGCCAGAGCCACTTCCGTCTGACGTCGGATCGTCAAAATCGGTAGGTGTATATGAAGTGGGAGCATCAATTGGACGACCAGTCATGCGGTCATACTTGATTCCCGCTACCTCATAACTACTGGCTAATTTCATTGCCAGCTGCAAGTCGTCAGCAGCAATTTTTGCTGCGTCTAGCTGCCGTTTTAAGGCACGAATCATGCGATTATTTGTTTCTTTTTCGAGCCTTGCCTCTAGCTCTTTGACCTTATTATTCATCTCGCGAAGCTTGTCATTGGCTTGCTCATTCGAGACTTCGCCCTTAACAACTGATTCGTTGAATCTTTTGTTTGCAGTAGTCGCTTTATGTAGAGCAATAGCCGCCGCTGCCGCTCCTGCTGCCAGAGCAACGAACGGATTTAAAAGCATTGTCTTCGTCAACACAGCGAAGGCAAGCTTTAAGTCAAATACTGCGACCTTCAAGGCAGCAACAATTTTAGTCAAATTAAGGAAAGCGCCAACAGCTCCTGCTACTCCTGCAACTACTGCAATCTCTTTAAGATTTTGAATAAGTACAGTTATCGCGTCCATCAGTATCTTGAGGCCTGCGCCTGCTGCTACTGCCGCTCCTTTTATGGCCGGCAATACTTCAAGCGCAAACTCTCCAAATGCTTTTTGTAAATCAGCGCCAATTGGCTGCAGCGCCTCTCCAATCTCACGACGAACTTGATCAAAAGCAACAGCAGCTTTTGCCCCAGCATCTGCACTGCTGTCAGCGATTTTTCTAGCAGTCTCCTCATATTCAGGCCCCAAGCTGATAATAAATTTCATCAACTGATCAAGCCCAACAGTGCCCGCCTTAAATGCTTTCTGAAGTTCAGGCAAAGTCATATTATTTGCCTCTGCAAACTTAGTAACTGCGCCAGGCAATCTTTCACCCAACTGCCCAGAAAGTTCCTCGGCGCTAACTTTACCCTTGGAGAAAGTTTGCACCATAGCTGTTATCGCCGACTCAACATCTTGCGCTCCGCCGCCTGTTGCTTTAATGGCAGAAGTGATGTTTCTGAAGACAACTTCAGCATCTCCAATATTGCCGCCTGCACCAATAACTGCTGCGGCTAAACGAGTTATGCCTTTTGTCGATACACTTAAAGGGACGTTGAAATCCTTGGTGACGTCAACAGCAGCTTGCACGCCAGCCTGAAAATTGCCAAGGCTTGACTGAACATCAATATTCCCAAACTTATCAGTGACTTGAGTGACGCCTTCAAGAGCAATCTCAAGCTTTTTCAATTCAGCCGCATACTCAGAAGTCGCGCCAAGAGCTTCACGCATCATCTTGACCTGAGCGCCAATTGCCGCACCTGCTGCAACACCCGCGACACCACCAACAGCACCGCCAATGGCACCGCCAACGGCACCTTCAGGGCCGCCAAAAACACCGCCAGCAGCAATTCCACCAAGCGCTGAAGCCACACCGCCAATTGTTGGGCGACGACGACGCTTGTTTAACTTTTCAAGTCGACGATCAACTTTTTCGATTTCACGTCCAACGTTTTGATAAGCCTTACTGGTTGGATCAAGGCCAGCGCGTAGCTGAGCCCAAGACGCACGCTGAGCCTGAAGACTATTGACACTGCCATTCGAGGCCAGTGTGGCTTCTCGTATATCTTGAGTTACTTCTTGGTAACTCTTGCCCATCCGGTCGATATCAGCGCTAATTCCAGACATGCCGATATCGCCAATGCTGCGATATAGGCCACTGATTTCTCGCACAGGTTGTTGCACTAAAGAGGCTCTGGCCGAGCCTCCTGCAATCATTGCGCCTGTGCCTGGATCCCTGGTGCCGATGGCGCCAGCCTGTGCCGCTTGAATGCCAGCAAGCTTTGCAGCCCTGCGCTCTGCACGCTCTTGTGCGCGAGATAGTTCATCAAAAGCTTTACGACTGATGCCTAGTACAACGTTCAGCTCCTCTTGAGCATCCTTCAGGCGATTGCTTGTCGTGATGTACTCTTTGCTCCCGACATCAATGTTGTCAAGATCCTGAGCAAGCTCAGCAATTTTTTGCTTAAGAGCTGCAGTTGTATGGGTGTTTTCAATGTTGACCTTGCTTGACTGAAGGAAACCAGTCGTCTGAGCCCTGTTTGTAGCGACAAGATTCTGGGCTATAACCTGCTGGCGTTGCTGAGCCCTGCCGAACTCTTGCGTCCTTGCTGTAACTGCCGCCAATTGCGTGGCGTATTGAGTAGAAGTAACACCAAGCTTTTGCAGCAATTCGTTGCCGGCTGCAATTTGCCTATTGAATTTTTCAGGGACAACGGCAACACTTTCAGTGCCAAATATTTGCTTTGCTGTTCTTTGTTTTTTAGTCTCCTCTTCCTTGCGGTTCAGCCTGTCTAATGACTGCGTTATGGCGTCGATATCTTTACCCAGCCTTTTGTAAACACTGCTGCCAATAGTGGCCTGCTGTTTTAATCCTTTAAAGGCATCAATCTGCCCACGAATAGACTGCTGACTTACATTGCTAGCTTTAGCTACCTGTATAATCTCTTTTCTTAATCTTTCAAGCTGCTTATCGCTTGCGGTTGAAACACTGCTAAGAGTGCGCAGAGACCCTTTCAGAGCGGTTACGCCCTCAATGCCGTCAACGCCCAGCTTGATAAGAAGGTCGCCAACAGTCTTAGCCATTTGCCTTCTTGCTGAATTCGGTCAGTGCAGCGGCTTCCATAATTCGGAGACCCTCTAGCACTTCACGACGGTTCTCCACATCATATAGGTCAAAAAGCCCTCCGGAAACCAGGAGCACCTCATACTTCATTCCAACATATCCAGCCATGCTGACTGTCCACTGGGTCTGCATGCGCAGGAACATCATCACGATGTCCCAGTTTTCTTCCCAAACCTCAAAGTGCTCAGACTCTTCTTTTTTTGAGTCCGGCAAATTTAAGCCAAAGGCAGCAGCATCGTCTTGGGTGTGATCCTCAACGCGCTTGCCGCCAGAAGCCCAGTAGACAGCAGCCTCTTTTAGTTTCCCGACTTTGCCTCGCCATAGGTATCGGTATAAGCAGCAAGCACTGCCTTTAACCAATCAACGTCATCGGAAAAATCATCAAGCTCGGCTTCCGAAAACTCAATTGGGTCGCCGTCTTCATCATTCACCCCTTCCCAGCCAACAAGTACTTTCTTCAGAAGACCCACGCCTTCAGCCTCAGTAAGCCCTTCAAGCTCGGAAATCTTCACTCGCTTGAAGATGGCGGTAAATTCAGACTTTTCAAACTTGCCTGGTTTCTTGTCGCTGGGCTCTTGAACTTCAACGGGCCACTTGAAGGTTTTTACTTTCTTACGAACAAAAGCCATTGGGTAAGTGCATAAGCCGGCTCAGCATACACAAAAAAAGGGAGCCCGCAAAGGCTCCCTGCAGACCCCAAACACCTGAAACTTACCTGAACTCAATTTCCAGTTCATCATTGCCTGCTGTACTAGGCACTGCAGTAAAGGGAATCTCCAGCATCGCAATACCGTCAAGGTCTCCATAAGAGACATCGGCGATGTCAGCCTTAGCTGTATTCACTTTCACTTTATTGCCAGCAGCCGTGCCATGCGTGAACTTCATGACTCCAAGCGTGTCAGCCAAAGCTGTAGCGAAGTAGTCCTTGGTTCCGATGGTGACAGCCTCAAGTGAAACGTTGCCGCTCATCGAGCGGTCCGTCAACAGAACTTCAGCAGTCGTAGAACCCACGAGTTCGCGATACACGATCTCATTGCCAACATCCAAGCTAAAGCTGGAAAGCTTTGCAGTGGTCAGACCCATGATGCTGACGTCAGTAGTGTTGCCTTTCTTGAAAATCAGAGGCGTAGCCTGATCGGCATAAGTGACAGTCGGCTGACTGCTGTCGTCTGGAGCAACATAAATTCCAGTCATCGTGAAGTCGATGGTTGGAATTTCGCCGACGTTGGCGTTGATCGAGAACGTTCCGCGAGCACCTGTCACCTTATGGCGAACACCATCAATGTTGTAGTGAATGGTGACTGAAGAGAAATTTGCGCTGACAGGGTCGTAAGTGACGGTGGTATTGGCGACGATAGTTTCGGAGAAGCCACAAGCCTTGAGAGCCTTTCCGTAACGAGGTGCAGTACCCGCAGTGCCAGAGCCTGCAAGCTCAACGCTGAAGGTGCATTCAACGCGAGTGTTGGCCAGCAGCTGTTCTGAAGCTCCGAGGTAAGGACGGATCAAGTCCCGACTGACAATGTCACTTTGTTGAGGGGTGATGCTCAGATCACGAACCAGTACTGCGTCAGCTCCGTCAGGGCCGGCGTCAGTCCCGTAGGTCGACTCCTCCTCGATCAGAATCAGGCGTTTGCGTGTTAGCAGTGCCATCGGTTTGTTCCTGGGATGAAGTTGATGAAGACGGTCGCTTGATCAGAGTGCGCTCGCCCGTTTCTGGGTCCAGCAGATAGGTTCCGCCTTCTCCAGTGCGTTCACTAGTCATGGTAAATGGAAAGGGTGGTTAGGTTTAACCTAGCGCGTCCGTATTACTGGGTCAGGTCATCAACCTCGGTCCTATAACGCACCTCAAATTCACAACTGATCAGAGCTGCTGGCTTATCAGCCTCAATAAACTCAAATTCAGTCCTGACTGGTTGAACATCAATTGCATACCCGCCAAGAGTCAAATCAGACATGACCTTGGCATGCAGAGATTCAATAGTGTCGTCAGCGGCTTGATCAGGCACGTCCGACCTCTCAATGACAGTGATTCTGACTGTCATCGTCCAATCAAGCGTCGGCAGGCTTGTGTTCTGTACCGCCACGTCGCGGACAGGTTGAATGATGATCGCAGGCGACTCTGCTCTAGCGACAGGGTCTACGCGAGTGCGATAAATCCTTGTCCCAACGCCAGTGGTGTTAGCCAAGGCCGTCTTGATCGCGGCAAGGATGTTCTCGCGCTTGGTAGTCATATGCCGGGACCAGGGTCACGTTTATTCTGCACGATATAGACAGCACGCTTGTAGAAAAAAGAGTCTGTCTTGCCTGACGCCTCTAGTAACTCTTTAATCCGGACCCAGTTCTCATAGGTCGTCTTGTCCACTAATCAGTCCTTCATCAGCATCACACGCATTATTTTGCCGTCATCTAGCAGCATTGGCTCACGCACTGTGTAAGCAACGCTGTCAACAGTCATCGTGTCGCCTTGTGCCACCGATGAAAAATCAGATGTCTTTACCACCACTGCGTAGTCAGTCGTTAGGACGACACCGTCAGCAATGATCTCGTTGGGCGATTCAAAGTAGCCCACACTTGTTGTTCCACCAGAGACCACCGGAACAGTGAATCCCGGCGTATCGAAGAAAGCGTCGAGGTCTTCGGTGAATGAAAGTGCCATATAAAAAAAGCCCCCGCATTGCGGGGGCGGCAGATCAAAGATCAGTTGTACTTTTTGCGTCCCAGTCCGACGAC